TAATTTGAGTTCTAGTTGTTCTAATTCTTCTAGCTTGGTTTGTAATGATTCTTGATTGTATTTTCGTTTGTCTCGCTTAATGATTAAATATTGCTGGGTTGATGCTTCTAAATTTGTTTCAGCAGTATCAATATCTGATTGCAATTTGCTAATCTTTTTTGTAAGCTCAGATTCAGTTGCCGACAGTTCATCAATTTCAGGACCGTTATATGTTGTTGGTTGTTTGGTTTCAATTAATTGTACAATCTCAGTTTGTGCTACATTTCGATCTTCTTGATATTGGTCTTCTTGTTCTTCTAACTCAGTAATTGCTTGTTGATTATTAGTGATAATACTATCAGCATCATTAATAATAATATCATAGTCCGTTTTCTTGTATGCTTTTAGTTTACCGGCAGTTTCTTTGCTTTCATCTGATGCTAGTTGATATAGTTGTTCAAATACCGTAATATCTAAAAATTGTGATAGCAAATCTTTTCGTTCACGCTGTGATTTTTCAATAAAATTATTATTATCGGCTTGCAACGAAAATGCAGTTAAAATAAAGTCATCATAAGTTCCTAAATAACGACGGATTGATTTATTAGTATCACTTCGTTCTTCCCCGTTTAAATTTTCAGTGTCAGTATAAAAATCAACTAAAACTTTTACGTGACCATTTTTTTGTTTGATACCTGTGCGAACAATTGTATAAATAGTCCCATTCATTTCAAATTTAAACTTGCCGACAAATGTAGATTTTTTATTGTTTAAAACTTCATGTGCTTTACCGGTTTTACTACATTTATCAAAAATAGTATAAGTTATTGCATCTAACAATGATGATTTACCAGATGTGTTTGAAGCAAATAAACCACATACGTCTTGTAGATTTTCAAAATTTATAATGTTGCCTTCACCATATGAAAACATGTTGTCAAATTCAAATTGAATAGGATGCCAGGTCATGTGACGAACTGATTCGATTGCTGGCAGTTTAGAATTTATTGTGCGATTAATATGTCTAATTGCATCTGTTTCTTCGGTAGTTGCTTGTGGATGATTTACCGCAATATAATCGGTAATCAATGTATTTTGATATTCTACATCTCTAACATTGCCAATAGTAAATGAAGATGATGCATTAGTGTCAGGTCCGGTACTACTTCGTTGTATTGTAATATCCTGTACATCATATTTTTTACGAATCGTAGCAATTAATTTTTTCATGTCAGCTGCCGCAGTTTCATGAAATTTAATTCTAACACGTGGTTTGTTTGGCATTCGGTGTGGCGATTTTACAATTTTAGTTCCCTCCACTTCCAAAGTTACATAGCCATAATCATTTTGTATTTCTACAAATTCTGCGACTCTAGATTCAATATCCCATACCAATATTCCATGGTCTAAGGCTTCTCCATGATTTTGTTGAATCAATGAGCCCGGATATGCAATAGTACGAGCATCATCTAGATATTGAGCTGGTTTATGAATATCGCCTAACAATGTTAAATTATGTCCTTTGAATAATTCTGTAGTTACATGCTCATTTGATATTTGATAGCCTATATCAGTTTTAGCAGTATTAACAGCTCCGTGATGCAATGCAATTTTATATTCTGCATCAAAATCTTTAGCTAGAATATATTCGGTTGGCGCTACATCTACCGCCATATGATTCCATGTAATACCTCCTAATTCAAACAATCCGTTTTCTTTGATGAATGTAATATTTGAATTGTTAATAACATCAAGCACCGGACTTATAGCATCAATTCGATGCATATTGTTTAGGTTCATGTCATGATTACCTAGTATAACAATTGTAGGTATTTCAAAGCCATTAAAAAATTCAACTAGCATTTGAACTAGTTCTGGCGACATATCTAATTTGCTATGCACAATATCTCCGGTCACTACCGCAATACTGTTAGGTGTGCTTGTTCTCGCAATATAATCAAACATGTTTTTAAATACTTCTCGGTATTCTTTATGTCGTTTTAATGTACGTATATGTATATCTGAAACATGATAAATTTTATCAATTTTATCTATTCCAATATCAATAGTTTTTATGTCCATATCATTCCCATTTTTAAATGCATTAAACCTTCAAATGTTAATACGTCGGTATCTGCTAATATATTTGTAATTTGTTTGAATCCTAATTCTGATGCATCTTCGTTTGCTAGTTCAACAAAGTATACATTTAATCCTTCACCCATAAATCGTTGTGCAATTTGTACAGCATTCTTTAAAGCATCAGCATCTAGACAAATATAAATGTCTCGTACATGCTCTTGAATAATTTTTTTTTGTAGGGCCGGTTGAATAATTTTACCAAACAATGGAATTGCATTGCGTTTAATTGCAATTGCATCAAATGAACCTTCGCAAAGTATGATTGGTTCGGCCCAATTTATAAACATTTCAAACCCTATAATATCTTTTGAAATTTTTGGATTTTTATGTTTTTGTTTGTCTTCTTTATAAAATGCTCTGCTAACAAAATAATTTAATTGGCCAGCAGCATCATAGCTAGGAATAATTATTTTGCCAGAATATTCACCAGATTCACAATAACCAATTCTGTATTTTAAAATATCAAACGCTGTAATTCCTCGTTTCGATAAATAGTGTATTGCGTTTCGGTAATCTGGAGTTAGTTTTTTAATCCAAAGTGGTCGATATTGTTCCGGGAGTTGAACTGCGATTGGTTTCTCAGTAACTGAGTTTTGTGATCGGTACCGGGTTGATTCAACAATTCGTTCTAGTTGTTCAAACTTTTCTTTGGATAAATTTAATTGTTTGAATAATGAAGAAATACTTCGACCCTTTTTATCCGAAATCCAACAGTGCCAAGCATTTTCACCGGCATGATTAGTGTTGATATTGATTTCTAGTTTGGGTTTGTAATGTGAAGTAAATGGAGAGAAGAATGCAATATTATCACCAGATGTTGGTTTACCTTTACCAAGTACTGATTCTAATAACTGTAATAATTTAAGATTCTTCATTAATAATAATATAATGAATTACACTGAGTAATCCAATTAAATAATATTAATAATATATTAATAATAGTTAGACACATACATTGCATTCCTGGTCTAACGATCGATTCAAATAAATTTTCATCAATCTATTAATAAAATGAATTTCATTAATTATACTGAATATATTAAAAATATTTCACAAATCAAACCATTACTTGAAAAAAGTTTTAATTGTTTTTGGTTCTTCGCCATCTTTTAAACATTCTGCAAACCATTCTGCGGGAATATCTTTTTTGGCTACATGATTTATGCCTAATTTCAGTGCGTGCATTTCATATGTAGTTTTGCTAGCTTTTGAGATTTTCTGAGCAGGTGCTTGAAATACCATGCGAATATCAATACCAGGATTGGATGCAAGAACATGTTTCATTTTAAGTCGGTCAATTGATGTCCAACGTCCTTTTGTTTCAATATACATTAATGAGCCATCGCGCTTAGTAAAAACAAAATCTGGTGTATATTTTGCTTTACGTTCTGGTACTATATAATTTAATGTTTCTATCTCGTAATTCAAAGGATATTCGTAACTTTTTATTTGATCAGCTACCGTATGTTCTAATCCAGATTTGTATCCATATTTAAGTGCTGCAGCTCGCTTTGAATTGCCGGAACTATGATAATGATTTTTTGCCATATAACTTTTTATTTTTATTTTATAGATTCAATGTCATTTGTTTTAACAAAATACGTTAATGTTTTACCACCAGCTGGTATTGCAATTTTACTATAATTTGGGTCAATTGTTGATGGGCCCAAATATGTAACAATTCGGTCATTATCAGTCTTCGCTCTAAAGTATGAATTGGTTTTTTTAGGACCTTTAGAATTGACAATTTGTTTACCATCAAACCAATATAAATAATAATCCATTCCCGTTTTAATAAATCGTACTTTATCACCTGCTTTATACGATGCCTTGGCTGGTGCAACTTTTGCGGTTGGAACGACTGCAGTTTTGCTGAATTCTTTATTTAATTTAGCAATTGCCTCTGCATTTTTTAAAAGAATAGGTTTAGGCTTTGTACCTGATTCCCAAGCTTTTTTATTCATTGTATACCATGCATTATCCATATAAGTATATATATACGGATCTGTATCACCCATTGTTTCCAACACATTACCATCCGGTTGCTGATATGGATATGTACGTTTTTCCGAAGTTCCAGTTGGATCTGTTTTTGGGGGCGCAAACAAATTCTGAATCGGAACACCTTTTTCAACTACTGGCTTATTAATTATCTCTTTTTCCTCCGGCTGGTCAACCGGAGCTGCTTTAATATCTGCCGCAGTAAATGGTTGACCTTCATTCATATTTTTATATTTTGCTTGCTCATCTGGAGTAAGTTGTTTGAATTGTACCAATGTACTAGCTCCAATCGTATATCTTCGTGCATTAACAGGTAACTCAGGAATTTCTTCCGGGGCTATATCTCGCCCAGCTTTTGGCTTATCGGTATTAGGATCTGCAGCGACACCGGTAGTTGATTTAATTTTTTTAGTTGATGGAACAATCCAAACATTCCATTTCATTCGACGTTCTGAATCTTTAAGATTGACACCCAAAACATATTTATTTTCAGCTTTAGCATATTTACTATATGCACCAACTGTACTATCTGCCGATATAATACCAGGCAATGTATTTAACACATCCGTTTCTGTTGGCAATGGATCTTTTCCTAGTTTAATTGTATAAACAACTTCAAATGCATATATAGCACCATCGGCTAAAGCTTGATCAAATTCACTCACAGGCTTCATTGCTTGCACAGTAGCTTTGAATCTTCTAGATTCCAATAAATATTTTTTGATTATCGATTCTAACATAATTTCCTTTTTTATAAATATTGATTACCAATCAACTAGTACCATTTTATTGCTCCACAACATTACATTGTCTGATTTAAAATCTAAATCTAAATCTAAATCTGCGATACCCGTACGGTTTGTGTCTTGTTGCAAAGCCCGTAAAAAATTAACTAGTCTAGGGTTAGTATTGCGAGCTCCGTCATTATCCAGATAATCAAATATACTAACTTCGCCTCCGGTTTCTCGAGCATACATTTTAAACTGATTCATAAATTGGTCAATCATTAATTTATCAGGTTTTGTTAATTGTTCTGCATTTGCCATTATATACATGCTTTGTTTTGAATCAACATAATATACCGGAATAAATGTCGTAAATTCAGACCATCGGCCTACAATCACTTCTGCAACTTCTAATTCACTTTGTTCTTGTGTTATTTTGAAACATCGATCCGTCCCATCAATTTCATAGACACGACCATTATCTCCAGCCGCAATAAACCGAAACTGTTTTGATTTAATTTTATTTAAAAGTTCTCGCAACTCAGTGTCAACGATTTCTAATAATGATTTTAAACGTATCATGTTATCCTTTAAATGCAATATTTTTATCCAAGTCAATGCGAATTAAAAAATTCATATCAACATCGTTTCGTTTTTTAATTGGCTGTGCTAATTTACCAATTGCCAGTAATTCTCCGGCTTCATTATACAACCCAATTGTAGTTATATAAGGAGCAAAAGCACTACCACTAACAAAACTATGATATGTTGAATCATCGTCTTGTGTTAATGATAAATTAGTTGACATATTGAAATCGCCAGCATCTAATTTAGCAACAGCACTGAGTTCATTGATTGTTACAGTGCTTTGATAGCTAGCTGTATATGGACTT